TCAGACTTTCGTTCGAAGGCAAATACTGTCGTCCCACGGCTGATCGAAAACTTCGACCGTCGTTTGCTCATAATTTTCCAGCAAGTGTCGCGGCACCGTGATCTGACCGCCACATGCCGCGACCAATATGGCCTTGGTTCGAAGCAGGTCCTTTTCCAACTGCTGCGCCCTGCTCATCCAGTATTGCGCAACGGCGGCCATTTCGTCGGCGTGCCTGGCCTCGGTTTGAAATTCTCGGACCAAATCGGCGCTCATGCCCATTTCTCCTGTTCGCTGACCTTTTCGACCCCGCGCTTGCCGATGCGGGCGACGACGGCGGCGCCGGCGGCGGCTTCGGTGCGGGGCATATAGACTTCGAGGATGCGCTTGATCGTTTCCTGTTTGTGGCCGGTGATCGCGCCGATCTGGTAATCATTCAGCCCGAGCAGCCCGAGCTTGACGACGCAGGTGCGCCGCAGGTCGCGGAATTGCAGGCCGGCGAGGCGATCGGCGAGTTCGTCATTGCCCGCCGCGCGCGCGATGTCGGCCGCGCGGGCGCGAACCTGGCCGAAGCGATCGATGAAATCGCGCTGCGGCCACGGCGCGCCGCTGGCCTCGCGGCTGACGAGGTGCATCGCGCCCGCGCGGCCCGTCTGGCGGGCGTGCAGGCGCCGTGCAGCGATGACAGCCTCGATCCGGGTCCGCAGATGCCCCTCGATGGGAATGCCCACCCAGCGGCCCGTCTTGCCCTGCTTGACGTACAGCCCCATGACCTTGCCCGCATCGGGGCCGATGCTGCTTGCCAGCGCGTCGTAGAGCGCGGCGTCGTTCCCCAGCTGCTGCACGGTTATTTCGCGCCATGCGGGCAATTGATAGCCCAGCACATCGGCTTCGCGCTGGCCGGTGTAGCTGGCGATGTCATAGGCCAGCTGCACGCCATCTTCGCCCATCGCGGCTGCCGCCGCCTGCATGGCCGCGTCGGCGTCGGCCTCCCAAATCTGATCGCGCGCGGCGGGCATGCGAAGCCCGAAATGGTCGGCGGGGTTGTCAATGCCCAAATCGGCCTCGCGGATATACCAGCCAAGGATCTTGCGCAGCGTCGTGAGCAGATGGAAGGCAACGGCATGGCCGGGGCCGTCGATCTCGATGTGCTTCACCAGTTCGTTGCGAAAGGTGCGCACGCGCTTGCGATCGATCCACGCGAGTGGCTTGTCGCCTGCCCAGGTGCGCAGCCGGTTGATCGCGGTGCGATCGACGCGCTGCGTGTTCGCTTTCTTGGTCACCAGCACTTCGCGTTCGTAGCGATCAAGCACTGCGCCGAAGGTCGCCCGCGCGACATAGGCGCTGACCTGGCGCGGGCGCGCGCCGCCGGATTTCCAGTTGTCGATTTCGTCGTTGCGCCGCCGCGCAAGTTCGACGGCGCGCGCCGCGTCGGTGCCCAGCGCCAGCCCCTTCCATCCCTTGGCTCGTTCGGCTGGGGTCGGCTGCCAGTAATAGGCGAAGCCGCGCGCTGTGTTTTTCTGTGTCAGCCCCTTGATGGTGTCGCGGCCAAACTTCATGGCTCGATGCCCTGCACGGCGCGAATCGTGCTGATCAACGTGCCCACGTTCTGGCGATGCTCGATCAAGAGCTGGCGTACTGGCGTGAGGACCGACGCCCAATCACGCGGCGCGCGCTCGCCCACCATCCAGCGTTGCAAGGTGCGGGCTTCGATGCCGAGCGATGAGGCGAGCCGTTCGGTGCCGATCAACATGGCCGCGTCGCGCATGATCGCAGCCTCGACGGTGCGGGCGCGTTCGGCAGCGGGCGGGGCAGGTGGGGGTGCCATGTAACCTCCTTCGTTTGAGGGGCCGCGCGATCGACAACCGCGGCGGCGGGAACAGTCAGGATGCGGTGCCGGCGGGGGCAAGGTCAAGTGCGCCCGGCGCGTTGTCGCTGTCGCCCGCCATGATCCGACGACCGGGGATGCTGTCGGGGTCGGTGCTGATGTGGGCGCAATAGGCGCGGCGGAGATCGGTGAGGGTCACGGGTTGCGCTCCGATAGGTCGCACACGTCCGCAGCGACGCGAGCGCGATACTCGTCCATCGTCACTCTACCGGCGGGCAGAAAAAGCTTGTTGGCATCCATTAGTGGGGCCTGAGCCATCGCGTGCAAATCACGCGAGCCAAGTCCACTCAAGGGCGCGACATAGACAACTTCGCCTTTTGCGTATGCTTTCCGATCGCAAACCCACGGAGGATCAGCAAGCGCGGTCCCGTTCGCTATCGTCTTTTCCGCCAGCGAGACCTTAAAACCCCGACACAGAACATCCGCCCCAAACGGAATGACCTCCGTCGCTATGCCGCGCAACTTGCTCACAGCGCACCTGCCCGCGCGCGGAGGGCGACGCTGGTCAGAGCTTGGGCGGGGGTGATTGCCTCACCATATATGTCAAGATCGACAGAAAACGGCTGCCCGCTCGGGTGGACGATGGCTTCAAACAGCCTGCTAAGCGGCGCTCCGCTGCCGACATACCAACTCCAACCTTCCGGCACCAACTGTATCGCGGCGTCGATTGAACCGGTAGGCTCGAAACCGTGCCGCTCTTGCCAAAGCGCTGGATCATAATTGATCGACCGGCCTTCGTAGCACGCGAGCGGGATGTGTAGACGGTAGCACATCTCCACAATCACCGCGTCCAACTCGCGATCCGGGCCCGTTGCTCGCTCCACCCTATCGGCGAGCGCGTGTAGTTCTGCGGGGGTCATGCGAGATACTCCGGCGGTTCTGGGAAATAGCGCTGCTTATCCGCCTCGAATTGGGCGGCGGCATCTGCAAAATCTCGACGTTTTGAGTTGCGACGCTGTTTGCGGAAAGACCTTGCTTCGTCGGTAGTGCGGCAGCGAGCGTGTATCCACCCAACTGGGTGCAGCCAGACGCGAGGACCGACCTTTCCACAACGCCTGCAATGGCGAGGCTCTGAACCCCATCCGCTCATGCGTCGGTCCTTTCATTGAGGGCGGCGCTGGTGAGGTCATGCAAGCGACAGCGTATCGACTTTGCGATGCTCTTTTGCGCTCGCCAGTATCCCTTTTCATGGAGGGCATTGGTGTTATTAGCTTCAAGCGAGGCAAGACCGCGATACGCTTCATCTTCAATAACTTCGCAACGCGCGATGATGGTTGCCACAGCCTCCCGCAGCCGCGCGATCTCCGCCTGTTGCTCGCGGATGATGGCGAGGGCGTCGTTCGGGGCGCGGGTGTTCCAGCAGGCGATAGCTTCGGCTGGACTTTCACCAGTGACCGCAGGGCGCGCCTCGCATTCGCCATTTAGGTCAGCGCATCCGACTAATTGCTTGTCCGGCCCGCCGCCATGCCACGGCTGCATCTCGGCCTCTCCTCCGCAGAAAGGACACGGCAACAGCCCATCCGTCGCCTTCGCTTCCGCCGCTTCGAGCGCGGCGATACGGGTGGTTAGGTCAGTCATGGGCGGGAACCTCCGCGACCTTCACGATGTTCGGCATCATCGACAGGATCGGCACGCGCCAACCGATGGTCTCGACTCGATAGCGATGACCGGGAACAAATCGCCCCTGCACGCTCGCGCTGTTGAACTTGCCGTTCCAGAGACTGTCCTTGTTCGCGAAGACTTCACCGTCCGTGCCGAACACAACGTAGTAACACGTCCCGTCCCTGCCGCCGTCGCACTGACGCTCTTTCGACGACACCACAAATTCATAAGTCCTGCGATGATTGTTAGCGGCTATCGACAAAATCAGTGTCAACATAATAAACACGACAAGCGCGCCGCAGCCAACTTTCATCTCAAATTCGTCAGTCATTACCCTTCTCCATTTCGATGATGCGCGCGCGGACGACGAGGCCGAGGGGCGTGAGGCGCGACAGATAAGCCGAATAGTAGGCCACCAATCCTTTGGGCCAGCCGACTGCCGCGTTGAGACTGCCAAGCATAGAGGGTACGAGAACGCGTCCATCCGCCGTGGGTTTTGCGGACTTAAGTACGCTGCGATGCCCCATCCTCAGCTCCGCCACGATGCGGTCGATGTCGTCGGTCATGGGGTTGGTTCCTCTGTGGCCTTGGTGGCGGCAAGGGCGGCGCGGATTTTAACCAAAGTGTTTTCAGCCGTTTTCTGGCAAATATTGCACGAAAACTCACCGCCCCGAATGCCATCGACTGACAACTTCTCGCGCCAAATAGCCGAGGCTGTGTGCATAAGGTTGCCGTAGCCAATCACATCGCCAAGTTGGCGAACAAGCCCGGCTGTTCGCAGGTCGCCAACGGCTGGTTGTGCAAGGTTCTCAAAAAGCGCCGCAGCGTCCTCCAAAGCCTTCACCAGTCCCGCAATCCGTTCTTCGGATGCGCGGGTGGCGGCGATGCGGTGACTCGCCAAGGCTTGCATTTGGGAACCTTCATCAAAGTGTCCGCTTGCCACCAAGACATCAACAGCGGGGCCGTACAGGCCTATCATCGCCTGAAAAGCCTCTCGATCCGCCTGTGTCACGACGATCTGTTCGGGCGCGCTCACTTCCCCGCCTCCATTTCGGCAATAGCCTTGTCGGCCTGTTCCGGTGTGAGATCGACGTTGGCGATCAGCCTGTCGCGAAGGGTCGGCGGCGCTGGCGGCTCGCGGTGGAAGCCGAGGCGCTTGGCGAGCCAGTGGAACGCTCGGGCATCCTCGCCGTCACCTTCCCGGGTCAGCAAAGCCCAGTCACCGAGCAACGCATACAACTCGTCCTCGCTCTGCCACGGCACGAGCGCGTGCGTTGCCGGGTTGTATGTCGGTAGATCGGGCGCGCGATTGCGGAGGTGCCAGGGATTGCCGTCAAAGGACGGGCTGCCATCGGCGTTGAAGTAGACGCAGCTGCCGGGTAGTATCTCGACGCGATAGTCCCCATCGGAGCCGGGCTGCGGATAGTCCGCATCAAGTCGCGTCTTCACAACCTGTCCCGTATCCCGATGCACCGCCTCAAGCGGGCCGTTGATGTCGAAGGGCATCGTCATTCCTTTCCGCGCGGCACTATCGCCAGCTTGCCGCGCGTGTTTCCCGCTGGCGGGGGCTAATCGGTCAGCTGGTCGCGCAGGCGCGCCAGCTTGGCTTCGGTGGCGGCGATGCGGGCGGGCAGGCGGGCGAGGCGGCAGGCCTCAACATTGTGCAGCCGCTTGAGCTCGGCGCGTTCGTCGTCGGTCAGCGGCGTCAGCCGGTCGCGCGCCTCGAGCTGCATGATCGCGCTGCGCACTTCGGGCAGGGTCATGCCGTTCGCAGCGGGCATCGTCAGATCCGCGCCTGATCGCGCTCGGCCGACGCGACGATGGCGGCATGGACGCGATCGAGCGCGGCCCAGGCGAGCGCCGCGCCGATGCGCAGATTGACGCCGGCGTGATCGCCCATCGTCGTCGCCGCGGTGTGATTGAGCTGATCGCGGGCGCGCTGCAGGCGACCGATCGCGTTGTCGATCAACACCTGTGCGGGGCGGTGCATGTCGTGATCGATCGAGAAGCCGCGACGTTCGACCTGATCAAGCCGTTCGGCGACAATCTGGCGAAAGGCTTCGCCGCACAGCACGCGCGTACCTTCCAGGGTGATCGTTTGCGCGACGGGTGGCGCGCCGATGAGATGCAACGTGGTCGCGGGCTGGTCAGTCATTGCGGTCATGCTCCTGTGGATCGGTGAAGCCGTCGAGGTCGACGGCGGTCATGGTGGAAGGGAAGGCGAGCGCATCGGCCCAGGCGCCGGCATCGCTGCCGCCGTCGTCGGGATCGTCGATGGTGAGCGTGGGGGATGGCTGGCGGGTCATCCGAAAAAGCCGCCCCACCAGAGCAGCGCGCAGAACATGCCGTTGACGATGACGGCAAGCCCGAAATTGTATCGTCGGTCGCTTTTGGGCTGACCATCCCTGGCGAGCTCGATACCCAAGCCCAGCACGGTCAGGACAAGAAAGATGATTTGGGGTGCGTGCAGTGTCATTCGGCGGGCTCCATGTCGGGATCGCGATCGCCGGTGAGGCGGGCGATGGCGGTGAAGGCGTTGGCGGCGCGGGCGGCGATGGCCTTCGCCGCCTCGCCCAGCCAGAAACGGTAATCGGCACGGCGCTTGTCCGCCCATGCGCCCAGCAGCGGCGTGCGGATCGCGGGCGGCGTCGCGGCGTAGCAGGCGTTGCACAGCCGCTGCCAGCGACGGCGCGGCGCCCCGCATCCCGGCACGTCGCAAAGGTGGCGGCGGGGTTTCATCACAGCCTCCCCGCTGCCCAGGCAGCGAAGACGCCGACCAGCAGCCATGCGACCAGCAGCGTCAGGATAAGATCGACGGCGCCGCGTGTGTGGGGCGACGGGGGCGGCAATTCTTCGCGGAACAGCGACGGGCGATCACCGTCGAGGCGGCGGATGCGGTAGCGCTTCATGCCCCGCCCTTTCCGGCAGCGCGGGCGAGCGCGGCGGCGGCCTGCGTGGCGGCTTCGGCTTCGATGCGATCGGCCAGCGCAATCAGTGACTGGCCGACCGTCCGCGCCTCGTCCGTCGTGAACTGATAGCAAAGGCCCATGCCGTGGGGCATCGGGTCGCTCTTGCGCAGCAGCATCAGCACCGCCACTTCGTGGCCGCTCACCCCAGCCACGCCGACGTTGATGCCCTGCGCATCGTTGATCAGGAAGTCGTCGTCGCGCGACCGGATCATGTGCGGGCCAAAGCTCGGGCGGGCGTCGCCGTCGATCATTCGCCCGGGTTTGGAGACCGGAATTCGGCGGATCATGCGCGGCCTCCATCGACAACGACGGGGCCGAACTTCGAGCGGCGACCGATGCCGGCGGCGACGAGCTGCGCGCTTTCGTCCATTTCGCGCTGGCCGTCGCGCATCGCGGCAAGACCACCGGGCGGCGTCTGGTCGGGCTGCTGGTCCTCGAACCATTGTTCGACGGGTTCGATCCGCCACTTGCTGCGCGCGACGACTTTCGGCGTCAGGCGATGACCGATCATGGCCGGAATCGGCGCGGGGAAACCGCGTTGGTCGATCAGCGCCTGAATGTAGCGGATCGCCCAGGCATCCTTGTGCCGGGGCTCGACCCCGAGCCGCGCTCGCAGCGCGCCCAGAGCATAAGTGAATTGCGGTGACTGGTATCCCACGACGCGCCTCCGTTCGGTTGAACGGCGGCGATATGTACGCTAATAGATTACATCGTCAAGCGATAATGTGCGCTAATGGCTTACACGGCTTTGACGTCGTGCCGATCGTCATTGGCGTGGAACGGGCGCGCCGTCTCCGCCACGCGCTCCATCAGCCCGCGCGTCTGCGGGTCGCCCGAGCGATAGCTGTGGACCAGGTTCAATTCGTCGCGGCCAAGGCGATCGGGATTATCGACGTCTGTGAGCAGGTCGGCGACCGATACGCCGAGCGCGTTGGCAATACGGCGCATCCAGTTAAGCGTGAGCTCGCGGGTGCCGCGCTCCATCGCCGACACATGCACCTTGCCGCAACCGATGGCGGCGCCAAGCCGTTCCTGCGACCAGCCGCGCGCGCGACGCAACTCGTGAATTCGATTGGGAAAGTCGCTCATGGCGACAAATTCTATAACCGTGCCGCGCATGCCAAAAGTGATTGATTGGATCACAGGGATTGTCAAAAGGTAATCCATTAGCTTACTCGATAGCCCGGTATGGCAAAGACTCCGATCTGGAAGCTGAAAGCATGGCGCACCGAGCAGGGGCTGACGCAAGCCGAGGCTGGCGAGCGCGTCGGCGTGACGCGGTTCTGCTGGATGGCTTGGGAATGCGGTCGCAAGATGCCGCGCTACGCCGAAATGATCGCCATCTATGTGCTGACCGACGGCGAAGTGACTCCCAACGACTTTTACGCGCTGCCGCTGCTGTCCCGGCACAAGGATGCCGCGTGATGGCGAAGGACTGGCCAGCTTGCATCAACTCCTCCGAGGCGAGTCGGGTCGAGTTGCAAATACTTAATCCATGCCGCCAGTCAGCACAGGGGCGAAACAATGCCTAAAGGTGTGTCGGCGTCCTATAGCGGGACACGCCGGGTCGATGCGGCGCGCAAGGCAGCGGCATCGCGGGCTCGGCTGAAAGCGGCGCGCGCCGCTGCGCTGGACGCGGCGTTGGCCGGGGGTGCGCCATTGATGACGCCAGCCGAGCATCGCAGCCTGCAAGGCACGCAAGCCGACCGGGTGATGGACGGCGAGAAGCTGGCGGCCATTCTCGCGCGCGTGCGCGCGGCTGCGGCGCGCAATGCTTGACGCGGCCGGGGCCTATGAGCGCGACCTGTCCGACGGCCTGCGCGACCATGAGCGCCGGATATTGGCGCGATGGGATGCTGGTGAGGATCCCGACACGATCGCCCGCGCCACCGGCTGCGCACCGAGCACCGTCGCGAGCGTCATTAAATTCTATGACGATCGCGGGAGCGCCATCGACCGTGAAGCGCTGGCGCGCGCCAATGCGCGGTTCACCGCGCAGCTGGCGGCGGTGATGGCTCGCGCCAGCAAAGCGATCGCGGTCGATGAAATCGAGGCGATGCTGGAAGACCGCATCGAGGCGCTGGTGGCCGAGCTGCTGCCGAATGCGCGGCGGGCAGGGCCGGAAATGCGGTGCGGCAGTCTGGCTGGGGAGCCGGGGCAGTCGCTGGCGATCAACGTCGGCAGCGGATCGAAGCGCGGATGGTGGAAGGATTTTGCGGGCGACGACGGCGGTGACGCGCTGAAACTGGTCGCTGCCGTGCTGTTCGCCGGCGACATCAAGAAAGCGATTGCCTGGGCAAAATCGTGGCTGGGCATCGACGACGCCGATCCGGCGCGGATCGAGCAGCACCGGATCGAGGCGCGCGCGCAAGCTGCGCGGCGCGCGGCGGCAGCCGAAGACGAACGGTTGAGCGCGGTCGAGCGCGCGCGCAAGCGGTGGCTGGGCGGGCGGACGCTGGTGCCCGGAGACCCGGTGACGCGCTATCTGGCCGCGCGCGGGTGCGATCCGGCGCTGTTGCCGCGGCTGCCGCGCGTGCTGCGCTATCATCCTGCCGTGCCCTATGGCTGGCAAGGCCCCGAAGTCCCGGCGATGCTGGCCGCCGTCGTCAATCTGGCGGGCGAAATCGTCGGCGTGCATCGGACCTGGCTGGACACCGCGCGCAATACGAAAGCGGGACCCGACCTGATCGGATTCGAGCGCGACGGCGTGCCCAACGATCCAAAGAAGGTCATGGGCCGATACCGCGACGAAGGCGCGCACATTCCGGTGTGGAAAGGCGCGCACGACTGCACGCTGCGCGACATTCCCGAAGGCACCGACGTCTATGTTTCGGAAGGCATCGAGGACGGCATGACGGTTGCCTGCGCCGACCCGTCGCTGCGGGTGATCGCGATGATTTCGGTCAGCAACTGGATGGGGCTCGATCTGCCGCCGCAGATGGGGCGGCTGATCCTGCTGCGACAAAATGATCCGGCGGGCAGCGAAGCGGCCGAGGCGATCGCTCGCGGCATCACGCATCACCGCGCCAAGGGGCGTCGCGTGTTTGTGGTGCCACTGCCCGACGATGTGAAGGACATCAACGATCTGGCGCGAGGGATAAAGAGTTGACGAAGTTTCGCTGGACGGAGCGGCGCCGCGCCGAATTGGCGCGATTGCGCGACGATGAGTTTACCTTTCAGGAAATTGCGCGGATGATGGGCTGTTCGCGCGAAGAAGCGATCACCGAGCATCGCCGGTTGCGAACGGCCAAGCCCGAGGCATGCGAAATCGCGCGGGTGCCGCGCCCGCCCGCGCCAGCCCCGACCCCGGCGCGCCGCCCGCTGATCGATTTGAGCAAGGCGCCATCGGCGATGGAACAAGCGGCGGCCAGCTGGCGCAAGGGGCAGTCATGAGCCTGCTCGCCGACATTAACCGCTTCACGGCAGCGCATGGCATGAGTGACAGCAAGTTCGGGCGACTGGCGATCAACGACGGGCGGCTGCTGGCGCGGCTGCGGCGTGGCGCCGAGCTGCGGCCTGCAACCGAGGCGCGGATACGCGCCTATATGGCGGGCGCGCACAAGGGGCAGCCATGAGCCTGGACGCGGTGCGCAACGCGCTTGCCAGTGCGATCGAGCCACCAATCGACGACGTACCGCCCACCGATGATGGCGGACGTCCACCGCGCGCGATGCCCGTCGGCTGCCCGGTGGTGCCGGTGGGCACGGCGGACGGGACATTCTATTTTCTGACCGCGCTGGGCGAGTTGCGCGCGCTGACCCCGGACAAGGTCGCGAATAAGCATATCGTCGCGATGTTCGCGCCCGACAGCCAGTATCTATATGATCAATGGCCGCGCAAGAAGCTGGTCAAGACCAAAGACGACGACGGCAACGAGCGCGAGGAATGGATCATCATCGGCTGGCGCAACGACGACGTCGCGATGTTGCTGATGGACGTGGCCGCCGCGCGCGGCGTGTGGAATCCGCTGGAAAAAGTGCGCGGGCGCGGCGCGTGGAAAGACGATCGCGGCGGCCTCATCCTGCATTGCGGCAACAAGGTGCTGCACGGCGGGCGCTGGACTGAGCCGGGGATGATCGATTCGATGGTCTATCCAACGCAGCCGGCGATCCCGCGACCGATCGGTCGGCAGGATGCCGCCGCCAACGCGGAAGACATCGCGCCCGAGCTGGTCGATTCGATGCGCGCGCGCGGCGCGTTTATCGGCGCGCTGGAAAGTCCGGCGGCGCTGCTGCTGGAACTGATCAAGACGTGGAATTGGGCGCGGCCCGACATCGACCCGATGCTGCTGCTTGGCTGGATCGCCATTGCCCCCTTCGGCGGTGCGTTGAATTATCGACCGCTGGCGTGGATCACCGGCGACGCGGCGAGCGGCAAATCGAGCCTGCAACAGCTGCTGGAATGGCTGTTCGACGGCGCCATCCTGCAATCGCCCGAAGCATCCGAGGCGGGTGTGCGGCAGACGCTGGGGCAGCAATCGCTCCCGGTCGGCCTCGACGAAGCCGAGGCGAGCGGCGACAATCGCAAGATGACCGCGCTGATCACGCTGGCGCGGCTTGCCGCCAGCAGCCAAGGCAATCTGCTGCGCGGCGGACAAGACCACAAGGCCACCGAATTCCGGGCGACGTCGTGCTTTCTGTTTTCGTCGATCCTGGTGCCGCCGTTGCAGCCCGCCGACCGTAGCCGCATTGCGCTGCTCGAACTCGGTGAATTGCCCAAGGGCCAGCGATCACCAATCACCGACCGCCACAAGCCCGAAATCAACGCGATCGGGCGCTGGATGCTGCAACGAATTGCCGACCGCTGGCAGCGCTGGCCCAAGATCCTCGAAGCGTTCAAGGATGCGATGATCGAGCATGGCGAGCAATCGGGGCGCGCATCGGACCAGTTCGGCACGCTGCGGGCGGCAGCGCATCTGATGCTGACCGACCGGCCGCCCGACGCGGATGAATTGCGCACCGTCGGGCGTGCTTTTGCCCGGACCGCGCTGACAGAAACCAGCGACGACCCGCGCGAAGGGCCGCTGTGCCTCGACTATCTGTTGTCGAGCCTGGTGTCGCTCGATCGCGGCGGACAGATGAAAACGGTGGCGCATTGGGTGGCGCGCGCAATGGCGCCCGACCCCGATCAATATGACTATCTGCAATTGAGCGAAAAGATGGCCGAGGCGCGCATGGCCAACGACATGCTGGGCGCCATCGGCCTGCGGATCGTCGAGCGCAAGGGCGCCATCGGCCAGTTCCTCGCGGTCGCGGAAAAGCACCAAGGGCTGGCGCGGTTGTTCGACGGCCAGGATTGCAAATATGGGCGCGGCGTGTGGACGCAAGCGCTGCGGCGCCTGCCCGGTGCCGAGCGAGAGGCCAATCACCGCATCGATCACCGCCAGACCAAATGCACGCGGATTCCGATTGCGCTGGTCATCCAAGGGCCGACCGCCGACGATGAGGCAGCGGTGGCGCGCGAGGGGATCGAGGCATAGCGGCTTGTTTTGCCGCCACCGCGCGCGTGCCGTGCGGTGTTGATGTGCCTAAAGGCTGTAGATCAAGCGTTCCCGGCCATCCTCGCCGACATAGCATTCGGCGCCCGCGCCGTTGTGGCCGATCAGGGGAGAGGCTTGTAACAAGCCTTGGCTGTCAGGGGCGTCGGTCATGCCGCGCTTCCTTTCAGCACGAGAACGACGGGCGGGCCGATCAGCACGACGTCGGTGTTGCGATGTTTCGCCATCATGCCGTGATAGGCACCAAGCGCGTCGCGGTGCGGGCCGAAGAACGGATGCTTGCCGTAGCGTGCGGGGTCGCCCGGTCCTTCGAATGAGGCGGCGGGGACGATCCGGTAGCATTCGAAATCGGCGTCGCCACGACGGAACGCGCCGCCGGTGAATATCCATTCGGCGCCGCGAAAGCGGAACGGGCGCGTCACCCGGCCCGATTCGCAAAGTGATTGCGCTGAATAGCTGCCCCGGACAGCTGCGGCGGTCGGCTGGGCGCGCTGGGCGATCGGCACCGTTTCCCATCTGGTCGCCACCATCGGGGCGACGGCGGGCGTCGGTTCGATCGCGGCGAACATGTCGAACTGGCGGGGATCGGCGCGCTTCATAGCAGCATCCCATCGGCCAAAGCCTCGAGCGATCGGCGGACGGCGGCGCGGGCGCGCGCCTCGATGTCGAGCAGCGCCTGTTGCTCCCATATCTCGCGCAAGGCGCCTTCAAAGGCGTCAAGCAGCGCCATCGCCTCGGGCGCATAGCACGGCTGGTCAGCGGTGTCGGGCGAGAGCGCGAGCAGCAGCTGGCTGCGCAAGCTCGTGACGGTCGATGGCGCCGGATCGGCGGCGCGACGGCGCTTGTTGTCGGCTGCATAGCGGGCCTCGCGTCGCAGCTCGCCGTGGCGCGGGCCGTCGGGTTCGAACAGGGTTGATGTCATCGGGGGCACTCCTGAAATCATCCTCGGGGCGCGCGCGTCGGCGCGCCCTCCGGTGATGTCAGGCGGCGACGGCCGCGCGCTCGATCGTGCGCATGATGTCATCGACGGCAGCGCGCGCGTTGTTGGTCAGCTGGCGCTGCCATGCGCCCGCGCGCGGACTCCATTTGAAGCCGCGCGATTTGAGCGCGGCAATGGTGGCGGGCTGGGGCTTGCCGGGAAAAACCAGCTGCAGGCGATCGTCGGCGATGTTTTCGACAATTTCGACACCGGCGCGCGTCGTGGTTGGCGGGTGCGCGTCGGTCGCCGCTGCGTCGGTGATCGCGGTTGCCTTGCGCTCCAGCATCGCGACTCGATCGCGCAGCCGCTTGATTTCGGCCAAGTTGTTCGACAGTTGCCAGCCTTCATATCCAATTGGTCCGTTCGTCCAAGGCGGCGTGAGCAGGGCGAGCGCGGTTCGTGCGTCGAGCGCGTGCGGCGTGCCCTTGGTAAGCTCGGCCAGCTTTTCGGCGCTTTCCTGACTTGTTGTAAGCCGATGCTTGCGGATTAGTGCATTGGTTGCCTTCATGCGCTCTTGCGCGCGCTCGCGCTGCGCCAGCTTGTCCCGGGCGGCGTCGAGCTCGGCGTTGACGATGCCGCCGCGTCCGATGCTGGCGAGGCGTGCCAATCGGGCACGTTTGACGGCGCGGGCGGGCGCCTGCTTGGCGATTTCGTCGAGCACCTGCCAGCGGCGTTGCTCGGCATCAAGCCGCTTTTGATTGCGCCCGACCGGGAAGTTCGACGCCCCCGTGACCATCCAGTTAGCGCAGCGGCTGCCCGCGTGCTGGTATGCGCTCCACGCGCGGACATAGGCGGCAAGAAAGCGGGCGGCGGCGTCGGTGGCGTAGTCGGTCAGCTGCTCGCGGGCCAGCGCGTCGGCGATCCGCGCAAGCGTGGCGGCGGCGGTCTGCGCGCCACCGTCGAGTTCATGCGCAGCGCGCGTGCGGGTGCAACGCATCGTGCGGTGATTGAAGAAACTGGCAAGCGTGCCTTCGCCGCCGACGCTGGCGGCAAGGCGGGCGCGGATTTCGTCAACTGTGGGCGTGGTCATGGTTTAGGCTTCCTTTTGCCGGGGTGGATGCTGGCTGCATCTTGCGCGCGCCGATCGCACCGGCGCGCGGGGGATGCAGTCAGAGCAGCGGCGGATGCTGGCAGCGTCCGGCTTCGATCAACTCCAAGCGGCGCTCGAGCACTTCGCCAAAGCGGCGAGCCGGGAACTGCACCGGCCAAGCCTCGGTTGTGACGCCCAGGTTGACCATATCGGCGAGCTTGGCGTCTTCGTCGGGCGACCACGGCGCGGGCAGCGGGCGCGGTTGGCGGCGGCGGCGAATCATGCTGAAAGCTCCGCGGCCGCTAAGTCTGTTTCGCGCCAAAGCCCCTGCAATTCAGGCGTGACATTCTTCATGCCGCCCGCGTCAATGTTGCGCTCGCGGCAATAGCGCCAGCCTGAACAAGCCACGGGTGACATGCACCCGTGAGCCTTCGTGCATCGCGGCTGGTTCATGCCAGCACCGCCTCGGCGTCGAGCGCCGCCAGCTCGTTGAAAATGACGCCGACCGCCGCGTCGCAATCGGCGATGTCGACGCTGTCGCCGGTGAGCGCTTCCCAATCGTCGTAGAAGTCGGCGGCGGCTTCGCCCGCCGGGATCGTGACGCGCGATTGTGTCGCCGTGTCGATAAGGTGGATCGCGCCGCCTGCGGTCGGCTGATCGACCGTGTAGCGCGGTAGCTGCAGGAAAAATCCGGCCATTGCTTTCAAGCCCTTTCTGGCTGTTCCCTTGGCCAAGCGCCATGGAATAATGGTCGCGTATCACGACCAAATTAGGCTTGTCAAGCCGTTTTGTGCTGCGCGCCTGTAACCCTGTCTGGCTATCATTACTTGCGACCCCAACCCTTTTGATGCAGATAGGTGACCGACGCGCGGCGGCTGGCTGCTACGAACTCGGTTTAAGGGACGTAGCGGCGAACGTAGCAGCTAGCCGTAGCAGTCAAGCCATTGAACTTGCTGGACGATTTGCGCGTGCTACGGTGCTACGTCGATCTTCGCGCGCGCGTGATACACATGCGCACGCGCGCGCACACGCACATATAGGGAAAGGGGGATGAGGTAGCACCGTAGCACTATATATAAGTATCTCGAATTGCTGCGTTTTGGTGCTACGGCTGGGGTGCTACTTCGGCGCGCGTCGATCCGTAGCAGCGTAGCAGCGCGGCCAAGGGATGCGTTTTGCCGGGTCGGCTGCGCTACCTGTCTGCCCATCGTCCAGATTAGGGGTGATTTGGGGTGGGTGGCGCGAGCGGGATGGCGAAAATTTCCGGCGAGGCGATGGCGGCGGCGCGCGCGGCGGCTGCCGATGCCGGCGACGTGCCGGATGCGGCGCCCGAGCTCGATCTGGGCGCCAGCGAGGAGCATCTAGGCCTGCCCGACGCGAGCGAGGTGCTGGCGATCCAGGCCGAAATGGGCGGGGACATCGGCGCGGCGGTGATCGAGTGGCGGCGGCGGGCCGGGAAGGGCGGGCGCAAGCGGGGCGCGGTCAACCGGAAAAGCGCCGATTTCGCGCGGTATCTGCTCCAGTTCGGGCCTCACCCGGGCGTCGCGATGATGCGCACGATCGCGCGCCCGGTCGAGATGCTGGCCGCTGAACTCGGGTGCGACAAGCTGGAAGCGGCCAGCCTGCAGCAGCGCGCGGCGGCCGAATTGCTGCCCTACTTCGAATCGAAAAAGCCGGTCGCGGTCGATCTGGGCGGCGCGGCGCACATGACGTTGATCCTCGGGCAGGCGGCACCCGCAGCTGGTCCGGTGACGGCGATCGGCGCGGATCAACCGGCCTTGCCGATCAGTTTCGCCGATGAGGCGGAAACGGCGCATTTCCAAGAGCTTAGCGATGGCACCGGGAGCGCGTCGGAATGACTCGCTCGGAATGCACCACGCAAAGCATTGAAACAACATGGCAATCGGGCCGCGCGCGTCAGATTTCGCAACTGCGCCAGACATCGGCACGGCTGCCGATCGGCATGGGGGGGGTGCTTTTCCCCGAAGGCCCCCCGCCCCCCCCCAAGCCGGTCGCGCTCGCCCCGTCGTCCCCCGCGCACCAGCTGTTCAGATTTATTTGCGATCTGCCAAGCGGACCCCGCCTTCACGCCATCCTGATCGCCGGTCCCAAGCCAAAAAACGCGGTAATTCTTTGCGACGAAAAGGGGTCGGGGTGATGGAAGCGTCGTCGCTGGCATCGGCAAGCCCGACGGGCCTGACGCGGCTGATGGACCCCGTCGGCCCGGTTGCAGGCGCGTTCGGGCAGTCCCGCGCGCTGATCGCCGGCATCATGGGGCCGGTGGGTGCTGCCAAAACGACCGAGTGCATTGCCAAGTGTCTGCGCACGGCGCTTTTGCAGAGCGCGGCATGGGACGCTTATCGGGGGTGCTTTGTCAAGCGGGCGCGTGGCCTGGTGATCCGCGACACCTATCCCAACCTTGATCGCACCGTCATCAAGTCGTGGCACCAGTGGTTCCCGAAGACGCTGGGCAAGTGGTCGGGCGAGGCGCCGCGTACGCACGCCTTCACGATCAACATCGGTCGACCGGGCACCAAGGGCCATCACCAGCTCGATCTCGAGATGATTTTCACCGCAATCGGCGATCATGCGGTCGAGGACGTGCTGCGCGGGCTTGAAGTGACCTTCGCATGGCCGAACGAATGGGACCTGCTGCCGGCCAAGATTCTGGAGGTCCTGATCGGGCGCATCGGGCGCTATCCCAGCGCGATCGACGGTGGGTGCGCCTTTCCGCAGATTTTCGGCGACTGGAACGCGCCCGAAGAAGACAATCATCTGGTCCCGCTGTTCGGCATCGACGGTGAAATCAAGATCAATGCCGAACTGGAAGCGGCGCTGCAGGCCGAAGGCCAGAATGACCGTCCGCTGATCGAATTCTTCCGCCAACCCGGCGGGCTGGATGAGGGCGCGGAGAATCTGCAAAATTTGCCCGGTGGGCGCGCCTATTACCTGCGACAGGCGGCGTTGCTGCAACCCGACATGAAGCGTCGCCTGATCGACAACAGGCTGGGGCCGATCCGCCACGGCACGCCGGTCTATCCCGAATTCAAAGACGAATGGCATGTCGGCGAGTTTGCGGTCGATCCGACGCTGCCGGTGCTGATCGGTGCCGACCAGGGCATTTGCCCCGGCGTCGTGCTGGCGCAGCTCGATCCGATGACCGACCAGCTGCGGATATTCGACGAAGTCGCCCGCATTTTTGAAAACGACGACGGCCAGATGGAAGTCAGCCAGATGGGCGGGCACGCATTCGGGCGCGAAGTGGCGATCCGGTTGCAGACGCGCTATCAGGGCCCGGAGATCGGCTTCGTATGTGCCGACCCCGCCGCCGCGCAAGGCGAGCAGGCGATCGATCAACGATCCTGGCGGCAGGATTTTCAGCGCGGGCTCGGCGTGGCGGTGCGCAAGGCGCGCGTACCGGGAAATGCGCTCGAACCCCGATTGAACGCGATGCGCAACCGGCTAGGCACGAGCGCGCGCGGCGCGCCGAAGCTGCTGATCCACAAGCGCTGCACGATCCTGCGGAAGGCATTCAACACCAAATACTGCTGGGCGCGCGTGTCGGTCGGATCGATCGAGGGCGGCCGGTTCGGTTCGAAGCCCGTCAAGATCCAGGGCTACGCCGATGTGATGAACGCCGCAGAATATCTGGTGTTCGAGGTCGATCGCGGCCTCGACGCCGTGACCGATAGCATGCGTGCACCGCGCGCGCGCAAGCCGGTCACGCTCGAAAGCGATTATCCCATGTTCGGAGGTCGATAATGGTTCAAGCACTGCCGCTGATCCTTGCGGGCGCGACGGCGGTCGGCGGCATCGCGCAGCTGGTATCGAAGCCGGCCACGCCGAAGCTGCCGGCGGCGCTGCCACAACCCCAGCTCGACGACGCAACCGACGCCCTGCGCAGCAGCGATGCCTTGCGCAAACGCCGAGGCGGGGCGGCCGATATGCTGACCGGCACGGGCGGCGCCGAAGCATCGGCGGCGGCCACCGGCAAAGACACTCTAGGCAGCTGACAGAAAGGATTCAGCACATGACCGACGCGACCGACCAGGCAATCGATCCGGCGCCGCTGCTCGACGCGGCGACGACCGACGACCAGAACCTCGATTATCCCGACGGCATCGACGAAAATGCACCGCTGCACGCGCAAATTTCCGAGCTTACGGCCAACGTGCAGGAATTGCAGACAAAATTAAGCGATGCGGTCGCAGAAGCCGACCATTTTCGCCAGCTGCTGGCCGACAAGGCCAAGCTGCCGAGCGTGACGCGCGGCGCCAAGGCGCCGAAACCGCGAAAACTGGGGCCGGCCGGCGTCAAGACGACGTTGAACGGAAGCGAATTGCGCGACCGGCTGCTGACCGAGCCGCATGTCGTCGCCTTTTCGGACGGCGAGACCGAAATCGCCGTGCTGGAGCCGCTGGTGCTGCAACCCGACGCCTGGACGCAGACGGTGGCCGGCATGGTGCTGACGACGCGCGTCGAAATTGCGCCCGACCGGGCCATCGAAATCGCCGGGTTCGCGCTGATCGATGCCAAGGGCCAGCAAATCGCGTGGTCGCAACTGGCGAGCCCGATCAAGGTCGCGCCGGGCACGCAGCTGCGGCTCGACCGGCAGATCATCTTCTGATTGCCCGCTGACCGGAGCCTTGCGCCATGCCGATCGACACAATGCAGAACGAAAGCGAAGTGATGCGTCATCTGGCGCATCAGGGCGCGATGGAATCGACCCGTGCCAACTGGCAGAACATCTGGCGCGACGTCGACGAACTGTGCGATCCGCAGGCGCAAGGCGGTTTCTACAAGATTACGCCGGGGACCGAGCTGGGTCTGAACAACTTCGACGCGACCGCCATCGAAGGGCTCGACCGTTACACGGCGGCGATTGCCGGACTGACGATTCCGCGCAACACGCGGTGGCACGGCCTGACGGTTGCCGATACCGACCTGGCCAAGGTGCCGGCCGTGCGCGCATGGCTGGAGCATGCCACCGACCGGCTGTTCGCGTGCCGTTATGCGCCGGCTGCGGGCTTCGAAATGCAGGCAACCGCCGACATTCGCCAAGGCGGCAAATATGGCAACGCGCCGCTGTGGGTCGATGAAATGGTCGGCACCGGGCTGTTCTATGCCGCGATCCACATGGCCGAAGTGTTCATCGACGAAGATTTTCGCGGGCGCGTCGACACGGTGCATCGCAAGTTCGAGCTGACGGCGCGGCAGGCGCGGCAGAAATTCGGTGAAGCGGCGCTGACCGACCGGATGATGCAGATGTTGACCGACGGCAATCCCGCCAAGGCATCGACGAAGTTCCAGTTCCTGCATGTGCTGTGCCCCGCCGAGGAATATGAGCCGGGGGCGCTCGGGCTGCGCGGCATGAAAATCAAAAGCCTTTACATCGCGATCGATGAGAAGGCGATCGTACGGCGCGGCGGCTATCGCACGATGCCGCTGATCGTGTCGCGGACCATTACCAGCCCCGGATCGCCCTATGGCCGCGGCCCGGCCATGAAGGTCATCGGCACCATCAAGACGGCGAACGAAATCGCCAAGACGATGCTGCGCGCCGCGCACAAGACGGTCGATCCGGCACTGGCCTATTTCGACGACGGCGCCGTGAGCAAGCTGTCGACCAAGCCCGGTGGCCTGAACCCCGGCATGGTCGACGAATTCGGGCGACTGCTGGTGCAGCCGATTCCGAGCGGCGCCAGCCTGCCGACCGGCATGGAAATGCAGGAACGCGAGCGCCAGGTCATCAAGGACGCTTTTCTGGAACAGCTGTTCCAGATCCTGACCGATCCCAGCGACCGGATGACGGCGACGCAGGTGCTGGAAATGGTCCAGAAGCAGGGCGTGCTGGTCGGCCCGTTCGCGGGGCGGCACGAAACCGAAAAGCTGGGGCCGATGATCGACCGCGAGGTGGAAATCCTGATGAGGGCGGGCCAGATCATGCCGATGCCGCCCGAAATGATCGAGGCCGGCGTCGAGCGCGCGCGCGCGGTGTACGACAATCCGCTGTCGCGCATGAGCCGCGCCGAGGAAGCGGCGGGTTTCACGCGCTGGGTCGAAATCATTGCACAGGCGGCATCGTTCGATCCGAGCGTGACCGACTATGTCAACACCGACGTCGCCATTCCGGGGCTTGCCGATGTGCTGTCGGTGCGTTCGAGCTGGATCAATACGCCCGAACAGGTCGCGGCAAAGCGGCAGGCGCGCGAACAGGCCGAGCAGGCGGCGCAGATGGCGCAATTCGCACCGCCGGTCGCGGGCGCGGCGCTCGATCTGGCCAAGGCCAATGACATTGCGGAAGCGGCATGACGCCGGCTGCCGAACAGGTCCGTCGTGCCCTGGTCGCTTTTCAGCAGCGCTTCAAGCTGGCGCGGGCGCGCGCCTATCGGCGCGTGTTCGAGCGCGACGACGGGGCATTCAGCCGCGCGGCGGAAATCGTGCTGGCGGACCTGCGCGACTATTGCCGCGCCAACGCATCGACGTGGGATCGCGACGCCAGAATCAGCGACCGTCTGGCGGGGCGCCGCGACGTCTGGTTGCGGATCAGCGAGCATCTGAACCTGACCGACGACGAAATTCTCAAGCTGGTGGAGGTGGAACGTGAGTGAATTCGATCCAAATGCAGGCGGTGGCAATGACGGCGGCGCCGTGGAGCTTGGTGGCGATGGCGCGGGAAGCGATACCGGCCCGCGCGCATGGCATCATGGGCTGTCGAGCGAGGCGCCCGACATAAAAACCCCGTCGGACGTCGATTGGCTGAAAGTCAAGGGCTGGGACAAGGCTGAAAGCGTCGAGCCACTGGTCAAAAGCTACCGCGAGCTCGAAAAGAAGCTTGCCGCCGACAATCGCATCGAAGTGCCGGGGGAAGGCGCGACCGACGAGCAATGGGCGACGTATCGCAAGGCGATCGGCGTGCCCGATACGGCTGAAGGTTATGAATACAAAGCGCCCGAGGGATGGGAACCCGAAACGGCGTTGCTCGATTCACTTCGCAGCGCGGCGTTGAAAGGCAACATGCCGAAGGCGGCATGGGACGAACTGACCGCGAGCTACACCGCAGCGGTGATGGACCAGTATAACGCGGTCAACACCGCGCTGAACGCCGATCGTGACGGGCTGTTCAAGGAATGGGGTGCGCAAAAGGACCAGAATGTCGCGCTGATGAAGCGCGGATTCGAAGCGATGGGGCTCGATGCCGATGCGGTGCAGGCGATGCAGATGGGCCTCCAATCGGCAGGAAAGGCCGGTGCGCGCACGCTGATGGAAATGGGCCTGAAACTCGGTCAGCTGACCGGCGAGGACAGTTTCGTCAGCAGCGGCGGTGCGGCCAAGTCGTTCGGCATTCCGGTGGCCGAAGCGCGCGCCGAATTGTCGCGGCTGGAAAGCGACCGCACGTTCATCGCCGATCTGCGCGCCCGCAAGCCCGAAGCCGTCGCGCGCCACGAGCGGCTGATGACGATCATTGCCGCCGCCGACGAGGCCGAGGCGCGACGCGCGGCCGCGTGAGTATGCAAATCAGCGGCTTGACTTTTTCGGTTGTCTGAAAGACAACCGACAAGCGTGGGGCAGTGGCATTGGGGTGGCGCTTTTCGAGCAGGCGCCACCCCGAAAAAGCCCCCAAAGTGTCGGACAAGGCGCCGCCTTCGCCCCTGACCCCTGATGTGGAAGCATCCGATCGCCGCGTGCGGACGCGCGGAAGAAGTGGCCCGGCAACTCCGACAAGCCCTTCGAACCCAGGCAAGCAACCCGAGTTCGAAAGGAAGGCCCGATGGCTTCGCAGATTCCGACAACCTATGTGACGAAATATTCGTCGAACATGCGCATGGCCCTGAACCAGCAGGGATCCAAGCTGCGCGGCACCTGCATGGAAGAAACCGGCAGCGGCGAAATGTACCAGCTGCAGTCGATCGTCGGCAACGGCACGGTCAAGTCGCGCAAGACCCGCGGCGCGACGGTGACCTATGACGATGCGACGTTCGATCGCGTGTGGGTCGATGCGCCCGACCAGAAGTTCGACGCCGACATCGTCGATACGCTCGACAAGGTGCGCACCGGCATCGAGCTTGGCGGTGCGTTCACCATGAAGCATGCCGGCACGATCCGCCGAGCGTGGGACAGTGTCTTCCTGGGCGGCCATGACGGCACCGGCGGCTTTTACGGCAACATGCGCATGGGCAAGACCGGCAGCACGGTCGTGCCGTTCGCCAACGCCAATATCGTCGGCGTCGATACCGGCGGCACCGCATCGGGCATGAACATCGCCAAGGTGCTGGCGGCGCGCGAAATCCTGGCGGCCGGGTTCGTCGACATGGACCAGGAATGGTACATCGGCGTGACCGCCAAGAACATCACCCAGCTGTTCAATGCGGTGCAGGTGACCTCGAGCGAATTCAAGGAAAGCTACAAGGTCCGCCTGTCGAGCGATGGCAAGTCGATCCTCGGCATGGCCGGGTTCACGTTCATCGAAATGGAACTCGGCAACACGCTGCTGCCGAATTACGCGCTGACGACCGATGGCAGCGGCTATCGCAAGAATCCGGTGTGGACGCGCGACGGCATGTGCTTCGTGCCCTGGGCCGACCAGGAACTCGTGTCGACGATCGACCGGCTGCCGCAGCAGTTCAACGCGATCCAGATGCTCACCACGACGATGTGCAACGCGACGCGCACCGACAATGCGCGCTGCGCGATCATCCTGACCAACTGATCGGCGCGGCCGGGGCTTGCCGCCCGGCCCGCATGCGCGCCCGAGGGGCGCAGATGGAGCAAGTAAATGGCGACTTTCTATGCAAGCTCGGCCGCTGGCGTCGATGACGGAACGATTCCCTTCATTCCCGGCTCGGCGGCCTATCGGGGTGGGCCGATCCATGTGCTGTGCGGCACGATCGACCTTGCGGCAAATGCCGTCGGCGCTGGCGACACCATCGTATGGGGTCCGCTGCACAAGGGTATTGTGCCGATCGCGTCGTTCCTGATCACCAACCTGACGTTCGGATCGACCGCCACCATCGACATGGGCACGGCGGCGACGGCGGCGCTGTTCCGGGCGGCGGCCACGCTGACCACGACCGATGCGCCGGTCTGGTCGATGAAGGGTGTCAACGCGCTCAAGGAACTGGCGGCCGGAACGACCCTGCAGTCGGTGGTCGCCGCAGCCGCGCTGCCGACGACGGCGGGCACCCGGCTGTCGGGCGGGCTGATCTACACCTTGCCGCACGGCGCCTGAATCAGAAGGCAGGCGACGTGAGGCGCCGGGGCAGCGGCCACCAGCGCTGCCCCGGTTCAGCAGAGGGAGGGGTCAATGGCAACGCAAGTCAAGTTCAGCATTTCGCTTGGCCAGAGCGTCAAGGACGTCGTCGTTTCATCGGGGACGACAATCTCGGGCGGCGACGCGATCGAGCTCAACATGGACATCGACAAGATGACCCAGGCGCAAGCCTATGCGATGATCGAGGCACTGGAAGCGGCCTTCGTCAACGCCAAATATCCCGCGCTGTAAGAGCGGCGCCCGATGACCAGCCAGGTCGCCGTCATGAATCTGGCGCTTACCAAGATGGGCGCGTCCGAGCGGCTGATCGCGCCCGACCAGCAGGGCTTTGCCCCCGAAAAACTGCTGGAAGTGTGGGATGATGTCCGCCGGTCGTGCCTGCGCGGCGGCAAGCGTGCCCCGCGGTGGAACTTCGCCGAGCAATATCGCGAAACCGCCGCGCGCGTGCCATCAACGGCTAATCCGCTGCCGTGGGGCTGGACGGGCGCCTATCCGATTCCGCCCGAGGCGCTGCGGCTGGCTGAAATCGTCTATCCCGAAGCGGCCAGCGCCGGCGAATGGCGCATGGCAGGCGGCGAAATCCTGTTGAAGCGCGACGGCCCGCTGCGCGCCTGGTGGACGTTCGACTGCCCCGATGTCGGCAGATGGGATGCGCTGTTCGTTCAGACATTCGCCGCGCGGCTCGCCTTCGAGACGTGCGATCAGATCACCGGCTTGCGCGACCGCAAGGAAGACCTGTTCCGCGAATGGACCGACAATCTGGCGTCGGCGGCGCGGGTCGACAGCATCGAGAATCCGCCGGTCGAAACCGAGGAAAGCAGCTGGATCAGCGCCCGCTACACTGGCCCGCGCAACGTGTGGGGCGATTACCGGCAATGACGCAGATTTCGCCCATCTTCACGAGCTGGAACGGTGGCGAGCTGTCGCCGCTGATGAAGGGGCGTGTCGATACCAAAATCTATGCGATCGGCGCGGCGATCATGGAAAACTTCGCGCCGATGATCGAGGGGCCGGTACAGAAATGCCCCGGCTTCGAGCGGATCCGTGCCGCGGCGGCGACGGCAAGCTGGCTGTTGCCGTTCGTCTTCAATCAGACGCAGGGATATGTGATCGAAGGCAGCGAGGGCGTCGCGCGCTTCTATACCAATGGCGGCCGTATCGAAGCCGATGCGGCGACGCCTTATGAAGTGGCCGTGCCCTATGCTGCCGCCGACTGGCCGCGCGTGCGGACGCAGCAGAGCTATGACGTGCTCTACATGGTCGACGGCGTCCACCAGCAAGGCCGGTTGGCGCGCACCGGCGCGACGACGTTCAACTATGCCGCGCTCGAGCTGAAAAACGGCCCGTTCAAGGATGGCAACGGCGACGAGAGCGTGACCGTCAGCGTCAGCAGCGGCAGCTTCGACGTTGGCGGCACCGTCACCCTGACCGCCAGCAGTGCGATTTTTGCAAGCGGCCACGTCGGCGCGCTGTTCCAGATCGCAGCCAAGGATTTTTCCACCGTCGAGGCGTGGCAGGTCGGCATCGACGGCGTGACGATCGGCGCCAAGCGCCGGTCGGACGGCAAGGTCTATGTCGCGGCGACGGCGGGCACGACGGGCACGATCGCGCCGACGCATGACGAAGGCAGCTATTGGGACGGTGGCAGCACCGGCAAGGACGTCAACGGCAAGGGCCCTTATGGCGTCAAGTGGACCTATCTGCACGATCGCTTCGGCATCGTACGGATCACCGACGTTGCCACCGATGGCTTGAGCGCGACGGCGACCGTGGTGCGACGGCTGCCCGACAGTCTGGCGAGCGCGCCGTCATGGCGCTGGGCGCATGCCGCGTTCAGCAATGCCGAGGGCTGGCCGAACCTGGTCGCAATCTGGAACGGTCGGCTGTGCTTCTGGAAGGGCGTGTGGCTCTATGCCAGCGTCGTCGGCGATTATCAGAATTTCCAGGCCTATACATCGGCAGGCTATCTGGCGGCGGACCTGGCGTTCCGGCTGCGGCTGGCATCCAGCGACGTGCCGCTGTGGGTGAAAGTCGATCGCGTCATGCTGGTCGGCACCGCCCGCGAGGAATGGGCCATCGGGCCGCTGAATGGTGCGGCGGGCGTGGCCGGCGACAACATCAAGGCCGAAAAACAGTCGCGTTATGGATCGTCCGACGTCGTGCCGGTCGAAGCGGGCACCGATGTCATCTATGTCCAGCGCGGCGGCCGACACTTCCGCGCGGCGCAATATCAGTTCGGCACCGACCGCTATGAATCGCCCAACCTGAACCGTTGGGCGCGCCACATTGCGCGCCCGCGCATCGTGCAGCTTGCGGTCCAGCAGCTGACCGAGGAGCTGGTCTTCGGCGTCCGCAGCGACGGCCAACTGGTGCTGCGCAGCTATGACCCCGAGCAGGAAATCAAGGGGTTTGCGCGCCGCGTGCTGGCACAGGGCGGCAAAGTGCTGTCGGCGGTGTGCATCCCCAACGAAGATGCAAGCCGCGATGACCTGTGGGCGCTGTGTCAATGGGGCGATGCCAAGTCGGTGCAGAAAATGGCCGACTGGTGGGAAATCGACGCACCGGGATCGAGCGGGACGGCGCAGGCGCTGGCTATGTTCGTCGATGACGGCGTGCAGCAAGTGCTCGACACGCCCAGCGCGAGCATTACCGGGCTGACGTGGCTGATCGGTGCGAGCGTGTCGATTCTGGCCGACGGCGTCGTCGTTCCGCCAATCACCGTGCCGGCGTCGGGCGCAATCACGCTGCCGTTCGCGGCAAAGGTGCGCACGGTCGGGCGCGGCTATCGCGCGCAAATGAAGATCCTGCCGCCGGAACTGCGCGACCCCAGCGGGCAAAGCGCGACCGGCAAGATGAAACGGCTGACCTGGGTGGTGCTGCGCTTGCTGGCATCGGCAGGTGTCAAGCTGAAAACCCGCGAGCGCGAGCAAGTGATGCTCGACCGACCGACGAGCGCGCCGATGGACGCGCCGGTACCGCTGTTCACCGGCGACACGCAGGACAAGATGATCGGCGGCGCCCCCGAGCGCGAGGGCGACTGGTCGGTCGTGTCGGACGATCCGCTGCCGATGATCGTGGCAGCGGCCATGCCCCGCTATGAAGTGAGCGACCGATGAGCGTGCGCTTTGCCGATTTCCGCGCGGCGGATGCGCTGACAATCGAGCTGCAACCGTCGCAGATCATCGAGGCCGGTATCGATTGCAGCCGGATGAGCGAATCGCAGGCGCGCGCGCTGGAAGGGCAGGGCGACGCCTGGACCGCGTTCGATGGCGACGGGCGCGTGCTGTGCTGCGCGGGCATCGCCGAAGTGTTCAAGGGGCGGCAGGGCGTTGCCTGGGCAATGCTGGCCGCCGACATCGGCGCCGCGGCGCACCTGGCGATCACGCGCTTCGCCAAAGACCAGATTGCCCGAAGCCCGCTGATCCGCATCGAAACGCTGGTCGCCGCCGATGCGCGCGGGCGCGGCGCCAAATGGGCGCGCGCATGCGGGCTGCGGCTCAACGCGATTGTCGAATGCTGGGGTGCCGCCAGTGAAACGATGATGCTGTTCGAAAGGATCCGGCGATGAAGGCGCTGCAGATCGGTTCGACCGGGCTGAAAGTCATCGGCGCGATCGGCGAAGCGCAGGCGGCCGAAAATGCCGGCGCATACAATCAGGCCGTCGCCAATCGCAACGCGCTGAACAGCGAGCGCGACGCAGCGGCGAAGGAAGCCGATATTCGCGAACAGGTGCGGCGCCGGGTCGGCGACCAGCTGGTCGCGCAGGGCGGATCGGGGTTCGAAATCGGCCAAGGGTCGGCGCTCGATGCGCTGCGCGAAAGCCAGATCAACGGCATGCTCGATGCGCTGCGCGTGCGGCGCCAAGGTGCCGCCGAAGCCGACGCCCATCGCGCGCAAGGCGTGCTGGCGAAAATAACCGGCAACGCGCAGGCGAAGCGCGCCTATTTCGGCGCGGCCGGAGCGCTGGTCGACGGCATTCGCGATTATGCCAAGTCGGGGGGCGGCTGATGGCATCGTCGCCGCTTTCACCCTATCAGCGCCAGGTCGGTGTCATCGACACGCCCAACCTTGGCGGCGCCAGTGCCGAAGCGTTCGGCGCCGATGTCGGCCGCGGCCTTCGCGAGTTCGGCGCGTCGCTGGGCGAGCTGGGCGACACGCTGCGCGCCGTGCGCAACAACGAGCAGTCGCTGGCGGCGGCCAAGCGCGCCACCGACTATGCGACCGAGCAGGCGCGGCAGCAGGCCGAATTGCGCGTGCGCTATGGCAGCGATACCGACGGCTACGCCAAGGCAATGGCCGAATGGCGTGCAAGCAATCAGCCGCTGGTCGTCGATGGCATCGACGACAAGACTGTGCGCGCGCGCGTGCAGAACCATGTCGGCGAGATCGACGCCGATTATGACCGCAGCGACATCGGCTGGACCGTTGCAACCCGCGCCAAAAAGGTGGTGACCGATGCGCAGGACTATAAGAGCGCCAGCATCGCCCTGATCGACCATCAGCAGAATTTCGACGACGTTCGCGGCACCGTGAACCGCGAAGCCAAAGCGGCACACAGCTATTTCATGGAATTGCAGCATGTATCGCCCGAACAGCGCGAAGCGCTGTGGCGCGACTATCTGGCGGACCAGCAGCTGGCCGTCGGCGAATGGGTGCAGCGGAACGATCCCGACAAGCTGACCCCGCTGATGCAGGGCGGTGCATTCGACCTGCTGACGCCGGAAAAGCGCGACCAGTTGAGCCACGCCGCCGATGTCGAGATACGGCGGCGCCAGATCGCGATCGACCAGGCCAACCGCGAAGCCGAAGCGCGCCAGCGCGAAGCCGAGGACACGATGCTGGCCGATGTGTCGCGCGGGGTTGTGGTGCCGCCTGCGCAGCTTGCCGCCGCCGCAAAAGCAGCGGAACAGCGCGGCGACAGCAGCAAGGCGGGGCAGCTGCGCGCGGCGGGCTGGGCGTCGGAAGAAACCACGGTGTACGGCAAGGCGCCGCCGATCCTGCTGACCGAGCGGCTGGCGTCGATCGAGGCGAAGAAGGGCTGGCAGCAAAGTCCCGAGCTGGTCGCGCGGCATGCGGCAATCGAAAAGCTGCGCGATGCCGCGCGCAGCGCCGAGCCGAATTTCACGCCGCTGAATTTCAGCGATCCGGCGTCGATCCGCACGCGCGTTCAGGATGCCGGCGCATGGGCGCGCCTGCACAATGGCCAGCGCCCGTTGTTGCTGCGCGACGAAGTTGCCGAATTGCAGGCGATGGCCGGACAGGGGCCGCAGGGTCGATCGCAGCTTGCGCAGATTCTGGCACAATTCCCCGGAGGTGACGCGCTCGCAGCCGCGCGGCAAGTGGCGCCGCGCGATTATGCGCTGCAACAGGCGATCGACCTGCCCGATGGGCTGCGCAAGGAACTGTTCCAAGGCGAGGAGGCGCGGCGGCACAACCAGGGGTTGGTGAAACCGCAGGACACCAATGAAGCGTGGAATGCGAAGGACGGCGCTGGCGCAGCGACCAGCCTGTTGCCGGCCGAAACGCGCGGTCGGATCATCGAGGCGGCACGCAACGTCTATGCATTCCGTGCGGCGCGGCTCGGCCTGAGCGAATTCGATGAGGAACAGTGGCGCGGCGCGATCAACGACGTGCTGCAAGGCAGCGGTCGCGGTATCATCGGCAAGGCCAAGGGGCAGGCGGTCATCCTGCCCGCGCGCATGGCGCAGGCCGATTTCGACCGCCGGTGGGAGGCCTTGCCGCCGCTGCCGGGTGCTTTTTACGGCGATCGCAAGACGCCGATCCCGCTCGCCGAAATCAAGGCGCGGTTCCGCCCGGTCACCAGTCCCTATGACGGGCGCTACTGGCTGCAGAACGACCGTGGCGAGTTCGCCGTGGCTGCAGATGGCAGTCGGGCGCTGCTCGACATTCGCCGGATGCAGCCGCGGCGCGCCGCGGCAACGCCGCCGCCATCGCCATCGCCGTCGCGTGGCCCGGTATATGTCGGCGTGCCTGCGTCGACGCAGACCAAGGGGCCGGTCTACATCGGCATTCCAGCCCAGCCGGACAAGCGCTGATGGGTGCGGCACCCCAGTCCCGCCAGCCGATTCGCGACCGCGAAGTCGACACCGGGCCGTTTCCTGCCGCGCGCCCCTATCCGTCGATGTCCGAAGTGTGGGACGCGAGCCGCAGCCTGCAGGGCCTCGACAACAGCGACGCGCATGCGCAGCGGATCGATCGCGCCTATGACCCGGTGATCGCCGCCATCAACCGCGTGCGGGCGCGCGAAGGCAAGCCGTTGCTGATGAGCCCGTCGCTCGGTCAGGTCGTGGCCGATGCGCTGCCCGAACGCGGCAGCTATGCGACCGGCATTGCGCAGCAGCAGGGCGAAGACGCCGCAACCGCGCAAGTGATGTCCGAAATCGCCCGTATCAAGCGCGCCTATCCCGGCGCGCTGAAAGGCGTGCCTGATACGCGCGAGGCGATCCTGGCGCCGCAGATCGCCGCCGATATCGCGCGGCGCGACAGGGCGCGTGACGTGCTGGACCGTTCCAGCGGCCTTGTTCAGGGCGCGACTGCCTTTGCCGGCACGGTCGAGAAAAGCCTCGAGGATCCGGTCAATCTGGCAACGCTGCCGTTCGGTGGCGGCGGCAAGACGTTGCTGGGTATCGCCGCGCGCGAAGCGCTGGCGAATGGCCTGTCGGAAGTGGTGCAGTTGCCCGGTGTCGCCGCCAATCGCGCCGAGCTGGGCGAGCAACTGACGTTTGCCGAGGGTGCCCAAATGGTGGCTGAGGCGGCGGTGGGGGGCGCCGTGATCGGTGGCGGGCTCCACCTGGGCGGCAAGCTGGCCGACAATCTCTATGCCCGCCTGCCCGAACGGTTCAAATGGCAGCCCGCCGACCTTGCCAAGATGCCTGACAGTGAACTGTCGGCAGCGGCCAAGGCCGACATCGGCACCGATCGCATGACGCCCGACGAACGGGCGGCGGTGCATGTCGTCGACCGGCAGGCCGATGTCGACGCCGTCAGCCCCTATCGGCCCGACGCTGCCGGCGCAGACGCGCATGCGACCGCGCTGGACGGCGCAATCGCGAAAGTGGCCGCGACCCCCGAGGCGATCGCCAATGCGGCTGCTGTTCCTCGTGAAACATCGGCGGCTGTTCCACGGCCCGTCGAAGCGATCAACGCGCCGGGGCTGACGCAGGACGGCATCATCCGGTTCGTGATCCGCGAGCTGGAAGGCGGCGGGCGTGTCGTCGACAACGGCGACGGCGCCGGGACCACCAAATATGGCATCACTGCCAAATACAATCCCGGCGTCGATGTCGCCAACCTGACCGAAGATCAGGCGGCCGCGATCGCGCGGCGCCGCTATTGGCTGCCCGAATTCAACAGCGCCGACCCGCGTGTCGCGGCGGTGGCATTTGACGCCAATTACCTGCGCAGCCCTGCGCTTGCGCGCCGCATCCTGCGCGAGGCGACCAATGATCCGGCGCGCGCCATCGAAATCTATCGCGCGGACCTGATGGCGCTGATCGACCGCGATCCGAGCAAGGCCAAGTTCCGCAAGGGCTGGAACAATCGGCTCGATCGGCTGAAAGCGCATGTCGACGCCAATCCGGTCGCGCGGCTCGATCCGGCGCGGTTCGGTGGCGATACCGAGCTGTACCGCGCGCAGCAGGCCGCCATCGACGCCGAAGCGCTGGCGCTGCACCAGGAAACGCCGGCGAAAGCGGACCCCGTCGGCGATTTTGTCGATGCGCTGGTCGCGGGCGACGAGCGCGCGCGGGCCGAGCTGGGCGGTGACGATTTTGCCGTTGCCAATGCACAGGCAATCGAGGGCGAGATTGCACGGCGAGCGGCGCTGGGCACCGATGAACCGATCGCCGCGCGCGCGGGCGACGTTCCTCGTGAAACATCGCCCGATGTTCCACGGCCGACGACGACTCCCGTTGTCCCTGCGTCGGACCCGGCCGACCGGGCCGCGCTGGCAGCGCGCGTCGATACGCTGCTGGCGGTCAAGGCCTATGCCGCCAATCGCGCCAACAGTCTGCGGCTCGACCGGATCGCCGCCAAGCTGGGTATCAGCGAAGGCGAGGCCGCGCACGCGCTGGAAACGCTGGCCGGGGCCGAAAACAGCACCATTCAGAAGACGAAAGGCCGGATGGTCCCCAAGCGCGGTGCCGACGGCAAGTTCATCTATACCGATCGCGGATCAAAGCGCGTGCGCGTGACCGAATATCGCCCGCCGCGGTTCATCCGCAAGGCGCGCTATTCGCAGCCCGACGACGTGGTGCGCTTTCTGGCGCGGCATGGCGGGTTGCGCGACGACGAAGGCCATGACCTGGCCGGCATGGGCTTTGGCCTGTTGTCGGGCGGGCGCGAAGGGTTCCTGATCCGCAAGGATGGCATGTCGCTCGACCGCGCGCGCGAAATGCTGGTGGAAGCCGATTTCATCATGGACGCAGGCGCGCGCGGCGACGGGCTGGCGACCAGCACCGAAGACGATGTGCTCGACCTGCTTGGCCGTGCCGCGCGCGGCGAGAAAGTCTATCCGCTGACGGTCAATCCCGACGACATCAGGCCGCAAGTCGATTGGGACGAAGAACGGCAGATGATGCGGGATTATCTGATCCAGCAGGACCCCAAGCTCGAATCGCTCGACACCGGCCTGATCGACGACATGGCCGAACTGGTCGCCGCTTACGGCTATTCGGTCGAGGACGCCCGGATCGAGATTGCGCAGCGCGAACTTGCCGACGCGCTCGACGCGGCCTATGCCGAAAATGGAGACGCGACCTATGACTGGCGACCCGATCCCGACCAAACTCCCGGCGGCGACCAAGGACATATTGTTGACTGGCCTGCAGAAGGCGAGCCGGGATATGACGCTTTCGTCCGATACGCGCTTGAGGGCATCGAACGCGATCGCGCTCTACAAGGTGGCGACAGCGCCGAAGGACTAGGTCCGCCGCCGCTCGATCCGGCGCTGCACGGCATCGACGATCCGGTCGGCCCCGAGGCGGTTGCTCTTGCCGACGACGGGCTGCATGACTTGCGTGCCGAGGTTGATGCAACCGAACCAAATCAGCCCGACATTGCCTTGGGCGAAAAACAGGACGCACAACCACCCTCGGGCGCGGTTAAGGATGTCTCGTCGGTACTCGACATGGGGCCAAAGGCCGATCCGGCGCTGCCCGCGAAAAATCGTTTAAAGGGTCAGATTGCCGCCGACGGTCCACCGCAATTGCGTGGCGATCAGGAAACCACCATCGGCACCCCCTTGTTCGATGCGATCGACCATGGGGCGCTGACCGTCGACATCGACGGCCGCAGCATGACCGCAAAGGAAGTGCTCGACGAGATCGACGCCGACCAAGCCGCGATGGAGAGCCTTAAATCTATCATCACAGGTGACGATCTCCATTTCCAGCCGCGTGAAACCCAAGCGCAAATCAAAGAGCGGCTTACCGCTATGCGCGAGCAAAGCCGAAACAACGCGCTTGATCGCGTTCTTTCGGAGGAAGCTGGTGCCCCGCAAACAGTTAATCGCGTATCGACAATTGCCAGACTCCGTAAAGCGCTGATCCGTGATACCGGCGACAATTCATCATTGTTCAAGTATCATATCGAGAGTCTGCTAAAGGACCTTCATGAGGCTCGTGCAGTCCGTCAATATCGTGTTGGCGATCGTCAGACGGGTGCCACTTATATTCGCGAAAGGTTGCTGCGAGCACAACGTGAAGGCCTTATCAGCGAAGAAGGTGTTGCATTCACCGAGTGGTTCATCCGGAAAAATCCATCGCTTTTAAATGACCTTGGGATTTCGATTCGTGCGTCGAAAGCCGGTGAGGAAGGTGCTGCGGGCGCCTATGGTGCTGCCGGACGCCTGATGATGCTCTTCAAGGGGTCGGTCGCAGACACAACCGCCGTCCATGAAGTGCTGCACCACACCGAGCGGATGATGCCGCAGGATATGCGTGACGCCATTCGTGGTGAATGGGCGCGCCGTGTTGCCGACCTTGCCGCGAGCAGCGACGAGCGCGCACAAGCATTTGCGAGGGCGATCATCGAAAACGACGCCGCCCCGTCCCAGCAAACGCGCGACATGGTGACGCGCCTGATGCGGCAAAGGGATGATTATCATCTGGTTAATCCATCGGAGTTTTGGGCAGTTCATGCTACCGACATCTTGAATCGTCGGTATGAAGCCGGGTCAATCTGGGCGCGGCTGCGCACCTGGATGGCCGAAATGGTGCAGCACGTTCGGGCATCGCTGCGCCTTTCGAGTGAGGCGCCGGTGCTGCGCGCGCTGGATCATCTCCTGCGACACGGTGACGGCCAAATCAGCGGTAAAATGCTGTCGCAGAGCAAGACTCTGTATCAATTCGGCGACAAGCTGGACGCCCTGGTCGCCAAGGGCGCGATCGACAAGGATCGCGCCGAGGCGGCGACCAAGCTGTTCGACGAATTGCGGCAGGACTTCCGTCGCCAGTTCGGCGATCAGGCAGCCGACAAGATGGCGACCGACGCAACGCTGCGCGAGCTTCAAGCGCAGCTGACCCGCAAGAAGATCCTGGCGAGCGGGCAGGCAAAGGCGCAGCAGCGTATCCTCGCCGATGCCGACGGGTACAACGGTGGCCGCAAGCGCGGCGGGCCGAACGGCGGCGGGCCGATCGATCCGCGCAGCGGCCCCGCCAAGATCGCCGGGGGCGATTTTCGCGCAAAGGGCGACAATGTCGAGGGTCGCCGCATCGCGGTGCGCAATCGCGCCTATGCGATGATGGACGGCGCGCTGACCCGGTTCAGCGCAGACCTGGTCGGGCAGGTGCGCAACCGGGCCGAGCTCGGCGACGTCGTGCGCGAATTGTTCGGCGAAGACACCGGCAACGCGATGGCAAAGCAGATTGCCAAGGCGTGGGAGGCAACTGCGGAAATGCTGCGCCGTCGCTTCAACGCGGCCGGCGGCGACATTGGCAAGCTGGAGCGGTGGGGCCTGCCGCAGGCGCATGACACGCAAAAGGTCCGCGCGGCCGGATTCGAGGCGTGGCGCGATTTCATCACGCCGCAACTCGACCGCGCGGCAATGGTGGATCGGCGTACCGGGCTGCCGTTCAGCGACGAAGCGCTGGAGCTGGTGCTGCGCGACGTGTGGGAAACGATCCGCACCGATGGCTGGAATGGGCGCAATCCCGGCGCCGTCGGCCAATCGATGCTGGCCAACCGACGCAGCGACCCTCGTTTCCTGATCTTCAAGGATGCCGACAGCTGGATGCGCTACGCCGAACAGTTCGGCGCGGCGACTCCGTTCGACGCGATGATCGGCCATATCAACCGCATGGCGCGTGATGTCGCGCAAATCGAAATCCTGGGCCCCAATCCCGCAGCGACGGTGAAATGGCTCAAAGACACGCTGGTCAAATCGGCAGCGATCGATACCAGCCCCGGCACCAAGGCGATCGAGGCAGCGGAGCGCGCGGGCAAGCAGATCGACCGGCTGATGGCCGACATTACGGGACAGGCGGGCCGGCCGGAAAACCGCACCATCGCGCTGGGCTTTTCGGCAGTGCGATCGGTACAGACGGCGGCCAAGCTGGGGAGCGCCAGCGTGACCGCGATCGCGACCGACCCGGCATTCGGCGTCGTGACGCGCAAATTCAACGGCCTGCCGGCCGTCGGCATCGTCGAACAATATGGCCGCTATCTTGCCGCCACCGAGGACGGCGCGGCCTGGGCAATCCGCATGACCGGCATCGCCGAGGAATATGCAGGGCGGCTGGCGTCGCAGCATCGCGCGCTGGGCGAGGAGTTGACCAACGAAACCGCGCGGCGCCTCGCCGAGGGTGTGCTGCGCGTCAGCGGCCTTTCGCGCGTGACTGAGGCGGGCCGATGGGCGCTGGGGCAGACCATCGTCGCCCACATCAGCCACGAGGCGAGCAAAGGCTTCGACGCGCTCGATCCTGCGTTTCGGCGTTTGCTCGAGCGCTACAACATCAGCGCGCGCGATTGGGATGCCATTCGCGCAACGCCCAAAGTGCGCGACAAGGGCGCCGACTGGATATTGCCGCAGTATATCAAAGACGAAACGCTGGGCGACCGCGTTTATGAAATGATCGCGCGCGAAGCCGATTATGCGGTGCCGACGCCCGACATCAACGTGCGCAGCTTCGTCAACACCTATGCGCCCAAGGGGACATGGTTCGGCGAGGCCATGCGCACCGGATTCCTGTTCAAGGGCTTTTCGATCGGCATGGCGATGATGCAGTCGCGTCGTCTGGCCGAGGCGTCGAGCGTGGGCGGCTGGGCCGCCGGCAGATATGCCGCGGGGCTGTTCATCGCGACCACGCTGGCCGGGGCGCTGGCGCTCGAAATGAAAGACGTACTGAACGGCAAGGATCCTCGCCGGGTCGGCGCCAGCCCGTTGCCGACGCAGGACCAGCTTGACGCCATCGCGCGCGGCGAGGGGCCCAGCGCAACCTATGACCAGAAATTCTGGGCATCGGCGGTGGCGCAGGGTGGCGGCCTGGGTATTTTTGGCGATTTTGCCTATGGATCGACCAACCGCTTCGGCGGCGGGCTCGCATCGACGATCGCAGGGCCGACCGTGCAGACGGCGCAAGGCATTGTCGACGTCGCGGGGTCAAAGCATCCGGCCTGGGCAGCGGCCAAGCTGTTGCGGCAGGAATTGCCGGGTGGGTCGATCGTGGGCCTTCGGCTCGCGTTCGACCGCGAAGTGATGGACCAGATCCAGCAGCAGATCGATCCCGACTATCGCAAGGCATGGCGGCGGATGGAGCAGCGCGCCGCCGAGCAGGGCAGCCAATATTGGTGGGAACCCGGCCAGCAAGCGCCCGAGCGCGGCCCCGATTTCAGCAACATCGCACCACAGAATGACGGAGAAACCCCATGACGATCGCAGCCAGCCCGCCGCGCGGCATCGCCTATGCCGGGAATGGCAGCACGGCGAGTTTCGACGTGCCGTTCATCTTCTATCTTGCAAGCGATTTACGCGTTGCGCTGCGCAATTCTGCGGGCGCCGAAACCGACATGACGCTGAATTCACATTACAGCGTGACGGGCGGATCGGGGGCGACCGGCACGGTCAGCTTCGTGACGGCGCCGGCAAGCGGCATGGTCGTCGTGATCCAGGGGCGCATGCCAATCGAGCAGGATTCCGATTTCCCGGCCAATGGACGCTTCCCCAGCGCCACGGTCGAGCGCGCGCTCGACAAGATGACTGTCGTGGTTCAGGAGCAGCAGCTGCAGATCGAAGACGTCGCCAGCCGCGCGCCGCAAGTGCCCGCTGGCCAGACCGCGCCGGTGCTCGACAATCTGGCCGGGAACGACGGCGCGCTGATGCGCTATGCGAACGACAAGCTGGAGCCGCTGCCAGCCGCCCCGTTCGCGGGGAAATTCTTTGCGGGCGATGCGACCGGCAAGCCGGTGCCGGCGTCGGGCACCGGCGGCGGCGACGCGGCGCTGCGCGGCGACCTGGCGGGCGATGACGGCGCGGCGCTTTCGGGCTACAAACCCAGCGGCGGTATCAGGAAGTCGCTTGCCGAATTTCTGCTGTCGCTGCGGCGGACGGTCAGTTACCTGACACTCGGCAGCGCGATCACCGCCTTGGGCAATGGCGTGGTGCATCTCGCCCCCGGTACCTACACCGCCGCGACGATCCCCAGCCGCACCAACGGCCTGATCGGATCGGGCATCGGCGCGGCTGTCATCAACCCCACGTCGGCGACGGGCATTGCGCTGACCTCGACCGCGAACGGCGGCGGGTGGGATTTCGCCATCGTCGAGAACCTGTCGATCGAGGGCATCGGCACGCGGCAGGGCATCGGCTATCAGTTCGGCCCGACCAGCTACACGGCGGGCGCCGAATACACCGGGCGCACGGTGTTCGATCGCGTCGGGTTCAGCAACCACGACAAGTGCATCAATCGCCCGTGGGGGTCGATCGGCCTTTACACGCGCAACTGCCAGTTCGGATCGGCGAATTATCATCTGTTCGTGACGGCGAATGTCGGCTCGGGCGGCGGCGGTTCGGGCGACGTGATGCACGCGGGCACGGCGTTCCTGGTCGGCGATAATTGCCAAGGAGCGCAGATCGCCAGCAATTACATCGACGGCCGCAGCGTGATCGGCACCTGCCAGTTCAACCAGCGCGACCGCATTCTGGAGGGCATCCCCGGCTGGTGCCATTACTTCCGCAACTGCAACAGCGCGGGCGGTTTCCCGCACTTCCTGATCGACGGCGAGTATATCGAGAATAACTACACCGCCACGTCGGTGACGACGCCCGACGGCAACACGCGCGCGCCGAAATATCTGTATGCACTGAACACCACGAGCATCGTCATTTCGAATTCGTGCCCCGGCCCGATGGTGCTCGACGGCAGCAACGTGACGACGATCGGCTGCGATCTGACCAACGTCGTCAACTGCGAGCTGACGAACAACGCGACGCTGGCGCATCACATGGCGCGGTCGTTCAACAGCCAGGTCGACGGGCTGACTTATTCGATCGCCGCGGTGCTGAACGAAACGTCGCTGGCGGCGCCCTGCTATGCGATGCCGGTGCCCAGCGGTTTCGGCGCGGGCGGCGGTACCGTGCTGTTCGTCAAGAATGCGCAGAGCGCGATCGCCTTCACCGGATCGACGCTGCGCAATACCACGACGGTGGCGGGATCGGCGCTGCCCGGCATGGACAAGGTCCAGCGGCTGACGATCAACAACAACGAGACGCTGCTGCCGACGACATCGGTGACGCTGCCCGCCAACAAATATTTCGTCGTGCAGTATGTCGCGCGCAAGGTGAGCGGGCCGACGGTGTCGGTGCAGATCAGCGGGCTTTATACCTTCGGGCGGCAGGTAGCGATCAGCTCGACGACGCTGCGCACCTATACGCAGATCCTCAAGGCCGAGTCGGTCGATCGCACCAGTTCGCTCTATCATTTCAACGGTGGCGCAACGTCGGTGATCGAGATCGGCGGCATCGCGATCGTCGCGTTCGACACGATGCAGGAAGCGCTGGCCTATGCCAATTCAGGCCTGATCGCGCAGGAGCCGCGCGCCGCGATCACGCTGGCGGCGTACACCGCCGCAACCGCGTTCGACCCGGCCACCGCGACGCTGGCCGACACCGCCAACATGGTCGCCACGCTGATCGCCGAGAACCAGAAAGGGAGACTGCTGACATGATGACGATTGAGGCCTTGGCCGCGTTGCTGGGCGAACGGCGCGCGGCCGGCAACTTCGCACCGCTGCGCGTGTCGATCACGCAGACGGTGGTCGGCGAGCTGCAGGGCGTGAGCTTTTCGGGCGATGTCGAGGTGTCGCTGAAGGGCAACGTCGTGCTGAAAGGCGCGGACATCACCGGCATCGAAGTGATCGAGCCGTGAGCGCGTCGGACGGCACGGAAATTCGGCGCGTCGAGTGGGGCGTCATCCTCGCCCTGACGGTGAGCGGTGCCAATCTGGCGTGGACGGCCGGCGTGCTGTGGCAATCGGTGCAGGAGCATGACCGGCGCCTGATCGCGATTGAGGCCAAATATGACGCGATGGCGCAGCGGATCGAGCGCATCGACGCCAACGTCCAGTTCATTGCCGAGCGCGCCAAAGAGGATCGCGACCAGATGCTGGCGGCGCGCGCGGCCAACAAGAGGAATTGAGCGATGAAGCTGACCAAGAACTTTTCGCTTGAGGAATTGTGCGTCTCGTCGACCGCCGACGAGCGCGGCATCAGCAACGCGCCGACCGAGGCGCATCTGGCCAACATGACCAAATATCTGGCGCCGGGGCTTGAAATCGTGCGGTCGATCTGTGGCGGTCGCGCCATCGTCGTCACCAGCGCGTACCGCAACCCCGAGGTCAACCGGATCGTCGGCGGCACACCGACCAGCGCGCACCCGATGGGGCTGGCGGCGGACATCCGCGTGGCGGGCCTGTCGGCGCTGGAAACCGCGCGCGCGATCGCCGGTGCGATGAAGCGGCGCGAAGTCAGGATCGACCAGATGATCCTCGAGAGCGGCCGCAGCGTCGTGCATGTCAGCTTCGACCCGCGCGCGCGGATGATGATGGGGCACCAGCCGGGACCGGCGGGCACCGAAATCAACTGGCGGTATTTCGCATGAAGCCGCTGCTCGACCGCTGGGCCGACCCGCGCCTGCTGATCACGCTGTTGCTGATCGGGCTGTTCGCCTGGGCCTATTCGGCCAACACCGGCGACGACACGATGAAGGGCGCGCTGATCGCGGCCTTCGCGGGTGCGTGGGGCTATTGGCTGGGCAGCTCGCGCGGATCGGCCGACAATGCCGCGCGCGCCGACAAGGCGCTGGACATCGCCGCCGCTGCGCAGACGGTGACGATCGAGCGCGCGCCGTGAGCATCGCGGGCGACATCGAGCAGGCGGTCGAGACCGCTGTTCCTGCCGCCCGTGGGGCGCGCTGGGCGATGATCGCGGGTGCGGTGGCACTTGCGGCCATCGCGCTCGGCTTTGCGCTCTGGTGGCTGTTTTTCCGCCCTGCCGAGGCGATCCGGCGCGAAGGCGAGGCGAAGGTGAGCGGCGCGGCGGGTGAAGCCGTCGGGCGGATTGCCGATCAGGCCATCCCGGTCATCGTCAAGGCGGAGCGCGAGAAGGTCGAGGTCCGCGTCATCACCGAGAAAGGAATTGCCAATGTCCGTGCTGCGCCCGATGCGGCGGTTTCGATCCCTGGCGTATCTGCCGCTGTGCGTGATGGCGTCCTGCAGCTTCGTGCCAAAGAACGTGCTGCTGGCGCCGGAGAGCCCGTGCGAACGGATGATCCTGAACAGCGGGTTGCTCGACCCGACGCCGGCGACGCCCGCCAGCCTGATTGACGGGACCGCGAGCGGGCTGGGCAGCTTCGCGCTGGCGGCGGAAGGCGGCCGGGTGAGCGCCAACATCGACAAGGCGCGCGTGCGCCAGCTGATGACGATGTGCCCGAAGGAATGGAACGAGGCGATGGCGAAGGTGCGCAAATCGCTGCGGCCGAAGTTCCTGGGGATTTTCTAGGAGGAAGCCATGCCACGACTTGCCCAAGATACCGCGCGACTGCAGCCGCCGACCGTTGCGGCGCTGTCGCCGATCGAAGCTGCCGCCATCCGCGATGGCGCGAGCGCCCGCGCGGCAATCGCCGATGCGGTCGCCGGCGATCTCACGGCAACGTCGCCCGCGCTTGCCGCCAAGCTTGCCGACATCGAAGGACGGCTCGATCTTCTTGAAGGCCCCTGATCGCCCTTCCGACAATCGAACGGCTTTCACGGCAAATCGGAAAGAAACTGACGCCTAAATAGTTGATATTGCTACAACATAGTATTGCTACGAATCTGAGGGTCGGACGTTCGAATCGTTCCGGGTGCGCCATTTCGGTTCAAAGGCGCGAACGCCTAGCACCGCCGCCTCTACGCCAGAGGCGGCGGTTAGGGTTCGGAGCAACTCACTGCGCAGGCCGCGAATCCGAACCTCCGTCTTGCTGACCACCTCGACGCGCTGCGCGACCGCCCGGATATGATCGCGGGCAAATGAGCCATCGCCCTGACGCAGCTTCTTGCGCGCCGCCATCGCAAAGGCACGCAGGCTCTCTGGCGTGATCGCAGGACCGATCTTCTCGATATGCGCCACCGCCCGCTCGGCATCGCCCCTGGCTTGATCGCGGGTTGCCGTCAGTTCGGCGATCCGATCCTTGAGCGACGAATCGCTCACGTCGATCACACCATTCTCGATCGCGTCATAGAGTCGCTTGAGCTTCGCTTCGGCCTCGGTCGCGCGGCGCTCCAGATCGGCGACATGGAGCCGCCGCTGATCCACCCATTCGTCGCGGCGTTCGAGAATCTGATCCATCATCTCTTCAAGCCGCTTCGGATCGAGCAGTCGCCACTCTAGATGCCCGACTACGGCTTCGTTCAGCCGATCCATCGGGACCGTGATGCCAGGGCAGCCCTTCGCGCCCTGCCGCGCCTTCGTGGAGCAAGTGTAATAGCGATACTCGCGGCCGACGCTGCTGGTGCCGGTGCGCAGCGTCATTGCGCCGCCGCAGCACGCGCAGAAGCAGATACCCGTGAGCAGCGTTGGGCCGCCCACGGCCATCGGCGGCATCATCTTCGGGCTGCGTGCCTTGAGCGACCGCTGCACGGCCTCGAACTCCGCCTCCGAGACGATGGCGGGCACTTCCATGATCGCGTGCTCGCTCTCGGGCTTGGGGGCTTTGGTGCGATAATCCCGATAGTTGAACTTGTGCTGGCCGATATAGGTCGTGCGGGTGAGCACCTGATGCACGGCTCCAAGCCCCCAGCGCCCGCCGTCGCGGGTGCGGATATTGTTGTCGTTGAGCCAGGTCGCGATTGCCTTGAGGCCCATCGGCCCGTTGTCATCAACGCCGTTCAGCGCCATCCGGTAGATGCGCCGCACCGTCTCGGCCTGGATCGGGTCGATCTCCAGCTTCTTCTTGATCTTCGCGCCGCGGTGGCCAGCCTCGACGATCCGATAGCCGATGGGTGGCCGCGCGCCGTTCCAGAAGCCTTGCCGCGCATTCTCCTTCATCGATCGCAGCGTGTGCTTGCCGTTCTCTTTCGACTGATATTCGTCGAACAGCGTCATGATCTGGCGCATCATCACGCTCATCGGATCGTCGCCCAAATCTTGCGTAATCGAGATCAGCCGCACGCCATTCTTCGCCAGCTTGCGGACGTAGAACTCGAACTGAAACTGGTCGCGGAAGAAGCGCGAGAAGCTGTGGACCAGGATCACGTTGAACGGCGACGGCTTCTGCATCGCTGCGTCGATCATCGCCTGAAATGCCGGCCGACGATCATCGGTCGCGGTGTTGCCCGGTTCGACGAACTCGGCCGCGACCTCCCAGCCGCGCGACAGGCAATAGCCTTCGATCTGGCGGCGCTGGTCGGGGATCGACAGGTCGCTCTCGGCCTGGCGGCCGGTGGAAACGCGCAGATAGAGCGCGGCGCGAGCTATTGCCATGACCGGCGGGGTGTCCTCGACGCGAAGGGCGGCGTCGGTCAT